AAAAACCTCTCGAGTATTGTTACGATATTGATTTACCCTCGAATTTTAATGCGTGGTTTATGTTTAAACGTAGTTATGGTGTCATTCCTCAAAAGGATACTAAACACATCGCAACTGCGTTACCATTTTTATCTACCGGTGAGTCTGATAGTGCCGATCCTTGGAATGTTGGTGATGTCGTCTACGTAAAAAAATTGGGCTCCAATGGCCATGTATATGATTCCACGTCTCCTTACGCTGTTATCGCTCGTGAAGCACGCGTGGAGACTAATACGCATTCCCAGTTATCTCGTGTCAGTCCCAATGCCTCGCAATCACTTACTATCAATATGGAAACTACGCTACCCGCCGTTCAAAGTCGTGTACCTGTCGTCAACGCGTCGTCGCAAGATATTGCGGCACGTATTCAAGAATTACAAGTATCGTCCAACGAACTCCGTGAAGGTGATTGGGTTCCTGGTGATTCATCGATTCAGGTACCAGCTTCCATGCCGCCTGTTATACGCGTCGCGTGGGCCACGCGTACCAGTGCCGCCGCAGTGTTTAACCACCTTTCCCAAGTTGGATGTGTTTACGTTCGGGCACAAGGATCTAAAATAGAAATTGAAGGACAGAAAAAACGATGTTTCCTTGCGTTATTTAGTAGTAGTGAAGCTTTAAAATCCGCAATCGCGTCTGGACATTTTTCTTCTGTGTATGTGTGTAGACCGAATGCAAGTACGTATTCCACCATTTTTTATGGTAAAGTAAATTCTTTTTCTGGACGTAGCGCCGTTCCGAAAGTTGTTTATACCGTACTTCAGTCCGACTCCCGTATTTCATCCTGGTTTAACCCGAATGATTTAAATTGTGCTGGATTTCGGTCTTTTTTAGAAATGGGAGGGGTGAAGTCACTGTAATTCCACAGCTTCCCTATTCCCAACGTACGGAACATTACGTTTTTCATCTGATTAAATTTTTACATGACATTCTTAATTTTTTGTCTGCGTCTAAACCGCTATTAGTACTGAACGATTTACTCTCCCGTTATATTTTTCTGGATGTGTTTTTTCCAGTCAGAAAATTAGTTGGTTTTGTACTGTCTATACGATTATTCAAAGCACTTAGATTCACGAATTTTGGTGTTCTTGATGTTATAACCAATAGCGTGTTTACTACAATCAAAAACAGTTACCGTACAATTTTTCCGTATTCTCGTGATGGGTTTGACTTCACTGTATATTATCAATTTATTTGTGATGTCTCTCCGTTCGCGCACTTATGTCATCTTTTGGACATGATTTCTCCTCTATATTATTTTCATCCTTTCTTTGTTCCTGATAATTACGTTGTTTTTACTTCATCTTTTTTCAGCGACGCCGCCCCGCGTGACTTACCATTGGTTGATATCGATGATATTAGCTTTAATTTGTCGCGTATAATGTTCCCTCGCACCATGTCGTGTACATCTGTCAAACGATTTCACAATGATGCACAGGAGAGTGGTGTGGTTTCTGAATATTTGGTGTCTATTAGTAATTACTTAAATTTACGCAATTACCTTGATTGTTTTGGTGAATTAACCATTGAAAATGTACATGCTTCTATTGTTGAATCTGACAAATTTTCCCACCAACAAATCAACGATGAGTTACAGAATGTAACCCTCGAGTATGATGGACCTGGTTTTAGCGAGTCGGATAAAGAGAAACAACAAAAAACTCATACTTACTATAATAATTTTACCGGTGTAAATGGTTTAAGTGTTTTTGTGCTTATAAACAAGATTTTTGGAATTTGTTTATCTACGGATGTCACTATGTATGCCATTACACTCTTTCGACCTTTCATACTTATCAGCAGCGTAAATACAATATTCGCAGAGTATCTCATTTGGAGCTACGATAGTTTGAAACTTAGATTACAAAATGCATCATTAAAGCGATTCATTCCTTTCTACTCAATGCACTTAACTCCCTCAGTTATTGACGCGATTGTATATTCATACTTGAGTTTCAATTACAGAGATTTATTATTTAAGTGCTTATATTCATACCGACCACCAGTATCCGTCGGCAACTACGTTAATGTCGTTGACCAAATGTTGATCAAGAATAAAGTCGGTGATGATTACTGTGCGTACTCTCCACTATTACTTAATACCGTGTCCCGTACCAAAGAAGCTTACATGATGACCTACAATATCGCGACTCCAACACTCGATCTCGACGCCATACACTCCGTGTTACGCAAACCAACGTCAGTTGGCTACCCATGCAGTGAATTTGTTTCGTCAAAATCGGCTGCGATACCTCACGTTGATGAACGATTAATCGTTGATTTAATTTCGGAAGCCGCGAAGAATGGTTCTGGTGAACTTTTCACCCTCGGAACCCGGTCACAAGTAAAGAAGTTGTTTGAAGTTGAAAACTCTACTCATCCATTTGATAGGGCTGACGATCATAACAACAAAAGCGTACGCGCAATTCTCATACCATCTCTACCCCACTTCATCGTTTCGGTCTCGTTGTTATACGCTGTGTGTTCCCAAATTAAGTTAATTAATAGTCAGGGTCACACCACGTCGCAGATTGGCTACAGTATGTTCAACGGTGGTGCCACAGTTCTCGCACGTCATCTTTGTCGTATACCCGGAACTGTATTTGGCACGGATGTTGAGAAGTGGGATAAGAACCTACCGAATAGTTTATTGATGCATGGCCTCGACGTTCTGTTGAGTCTTTGTGATTTCTCTGAGTTTCATGCTGATTTATCCTCCGATGTGTGTGTTGCTGCCGCGAAAAATGTTTTTCTTTCCATGGTGAACGGTACCGTTCTATTACCAAATGGTGAATTAATATCCACGTCTTCGCAAATGAAGTCTGGTAGTTACTTAACCTCCATTATGAATGGTATAATTCACGATATTATAAAGAATCACGTCGCCAATTATATCGTCACTTGTAGACCGACCGTCAATTACAGAGACATGGTTTATTTGGCCTTCAAATGCAATGTTTCAAGTTCATATGACTGTGTTCGTATGTTACTTAAAGATTACACCTATGGCGACGATAATTTGTCGCGTGTTTCGAAGTTTTTGATTAGCAATATTGGTGATATAAAATTTTTTGAAATTATTAAACGCGTGTATGGTGAATTCGGACTAAATATTCGTTATTTAGACAGTAATGAACCAGACGTGTACCACGGTGGTAATTATTTATCACGTTCAAACTATTTTATTCGGTGTTATCATGAAGATGGAAGTTCGCGTGTAGAATGTGTCAGGGTAACTGATACTAAAAACATCATCGCTCAGATTCTTTTCCCAGAACGTCCGAGTCATAATCTCGGCCATCAGATTGCGATTTTAGCTTCAACTATCCGTTCCCAATTAATCAAAGAGTGGTTTAACCCTCAAACTCGACAAATACTTCTCAATTTAGAAAGTATTATATACAATGAAAGCGTACTCAATCGTGCG